AATTCGCCCCACGCGAGCAGGTCGATCCACCACCGCGACGATTGCCGCTGAAAAATCACAAACCAATCCGCCGGTTCGGCCTGATCCATTGGAATGCCGCCGCCCCATTCCGGCCGCCCGTTCACTTGAAGCCTCCGCGCCGCCGGGTTTGCGGCCTGATGCTGATGTTTGCCGGCGGCTTGCCGGCGATATGTCGCCCGCCGGACATGGCCCGGCCCTCGCCGGCGCCCAAGACAAGATATTGGCACGCGTCGGCGATGTCGGAATAGCGGTCTTTCTCCGGTTCCGGCTTGTGACGGTTCGTTCCCTTGATCCTCGCGAAGTGATAGCCGCCGGCGCAGGCGACTTTCAGCGTCCGGCAATGCTCGCCGCAGATCAGAAAGCGCGGATTGCCGTTGACCGTCGTCGTCATGGCATATTCCACCGCCTCGATGCGGGTCAGGATGTGGTTGTTCTTCACCGGGGCCGGCGCCACCGGCATGCCGAAATTGCGAAACACGTCATAGGCCGTGGTTTCATCGGCCTGCGTGCCGTCGGCGCCCTTCGGATCGCCGAAGAATTCGACACTGTATATCCCATCGCCGCCGCGCGTCGCATTGACGGTCCGCGCCGGAGCCCATGCGCCGAGACGGCGATCGAGCAATTGCTTGACCAGCGGCGCGAAGATCGAGGCGCCGGCGTCGCGCGCCGTGAGCTCGGCAAAGATGCGCCAGCGGTTGTTGACCAGCTGGCCGACGACGCAGGCCGGATTGCGGCCGAAGTCGAGCCCGACATAAACAGGCCATCCGTCGATCGGCTCGATGGCCTGCGACGAGACATGCACATCGACGTTGAACTGCGGCCAGACCGGGCGGCCATCGGTGAACACGGTGATCTTGTTGAGAACGCGAGAATCGATCCACTGCTTCGACTTGCCCTTGATCTTCTCCGCGTAATAGCCTGGTTTCAGCCACTTCGTGTTTTCGGCCTTCGGATTCATCTCATAGCCGGTGATCGTGCCGCTGGCGTCCTTGATCTCCAGCATCGACGGCGGCTGCACGAAATAGCCCCAGTTCGTCGGGCGGCGAAACGCAAGCCGCTCCTCCTCGGTCCAATCGTCCGGCAGCGGCACCTCGCCCATCATCAGCGGAATGAAATGATCCTCGCGCGGAGCGTTCATGTCGGCAATCACGCCGTCCCACTTCGCCCCGCCGTCCTTGACCGCCGGATAGCGCCCGGTGCGGCTCTCGGCCTCGTCGACAACGGCCTTTTCGATGAATTCAAGCTCGTTGAACCATATCCCGGTGAACTCGAACGAGCGCAGCTTGCGAATATCGTCCTCGCTGTCGAGCGCCAGAAAGATGATCTCCATCTCCATGTCGCCGACGCGCACGATATGCCGAAACGGCCGATCCCAATAGAACCGGCCATAGGTCTCCTCCGGAAACCAGTCAAGCCAGGTCTTGACCGTGGTGTTCTTCAGATCCGGAAAGGTGTTGCGGCACACCGCCCAGCGCGTCTTGCGCAGCCCGTCCGCATTCGGCCACTGCTCCATGGAAATGGCGAACATCTTCATGAGACAGGCTGTCGACGTGCCGGACCCGATCGAGCCGCGAATGATCGACACATGCGACCGATCGCGCAGAAAATTCCGCAACACCTCGCCGTCCGGCCGATAAATCTTGCGGCCCTCGGCGTCGCGCTGAATAGTCGGAAGCGTCGACGGGCGGTCCGGCTCGATGACCTGCATCATACCGCCTCGAACGTCACCGTCCTGACCGGGGCGCCGGCCACGAGATCGAGCCGCACGTTCATCGTGCACTGCTCAGCGTCCGGAACCGCATCGCCCTCGATCGCAAACTTCAACCCGTCGCCGCCAGCCAGCCGCATCCGGCTCACCCGGGCAACACCCCGCGGCAGAAGATACCCGATCACCTGCTTCAACTCGCGGTCAATCACTATCGAACTTCTGGCCATGACAGCACCTCAAACGTGGGAGGGGAAAATGGAATGATCGCCGCCCCCAGAGACGACGGCGAGAACGGGCAACCATGCAGGCCTGGTCATTTCACATCCATCCCCATCGTCCTGTAAGCATGATCCCTTGCGGCCGTAGCGAGCGAGAACCGCTCACGCTCCGGGGCGACGGACATGGCCCATGACAGCAACCAGAATGACAGGCCGCTGCGCAGGTAGTAGATCAGCCGGCCACGGCGGGTGTGGGGGAAGGCGGTGGCGGTCATTGCTCTTCTCCTGTGGTTGAGAAAAAAATTTGAAACTGAACTTCTGAAGTGGGCGAGTTGTGTGTGGGGGTGGAGCTCTACATCTGCGGCCCGATTTTGCCCCTCCCCGCCCCTCGTCGAGAGCCCTGGCAAATCGACCCCTCCCGGGTGGCGTTCCTACTCATCCTCCGCAACATCATCGAACGTTTCCAACTGGTTAACCTCGACATGCTGCAGATCGGATATCTGCGGTGCGTGTCCGCCGTCCGCCGTGAGGTCAATCACATATCCGGCCTTGTCGATGGTAAGCGACTGATTCATCTGGATATTCACCGTTGTCGCACCAATGGTGTGCGTTCCCCGGTTCTGCCCGTCGAGATACTCGGCTGCCTTGAACTGCACGCTCTCAGCGGTCGCCTTCAGCAGCTTGCCCATCGTGTGCAGCGCCCGAGGCTGGAGGCTTGTCCTCAACACCTCCTTCTGCTCGTTCAAGTAAGCAAGGACATGCGGCTTGAGGAGGGCTTGGCGAAGGGCGTGATCCGTGATGCCTGCGGCGACGGCGGCGACATCTCTTTCAGCCCCCTCGAAGACCATGAGGTTGATTGCTGCGGCGACCCGGTCGGTGACCTTGATCGCTGGCGCCTTTTTTTTCTTGATGTCGGAAGCGGCTTTCTGTGCCGCCGCTGCGTAGGAGGCTTTGGTGCGCTTCGGGAAGGCCATCGCTTGTGTCTGCTGTTGCTCTGGAGGGCGCGGAAATGTCACAGCGCCGCGCGATTGGTAGCACAGGTGATTCGATGAACGCAAAGCACAGGTATGAACGCCAATGATTTCAATGGCTTAGTTTGTCCGATTTTTCGTTGCACTTGTGCAACACCCGAAAATCGTGTCATATTGACATTATTAGCAGTCTCTAATGGATGTCATAATAGCACTTTACAAACGATTAGACTTGCGATATTGACATAGGCATTCCGGCCTGATTTGGGCTGGAAATCAACACCCGGACGCCAGCCGGGATAGCCACAAAGGACGATCACCATGACCAAGGAATTCATTGTTGTTGAGAATGCTGGGTATGAAGGCGAGCAGGACATCCGCCGCTTCAAGACCTACCGCGAGGCCTGCGCCTTCTTTGACAAGCAGTATGACGAGGAAGATCGTGAGCGCATTCACCCGGAAATAGCTGTCGAGATCGATGGAGAGCGTTCATACGAGATTTGACCATGCCGAATACCGACACAACACAACGCATGATCGAGGCGCTAACCAAACGCCTCGAAATCATGTTCGAGGTGCCTATCACCGAGATGAAGCTTTACCCAGCAAGGGGATATTGGCGGCAGACAAAGGCAGACGTCCAGCAATTCACTGGTAGCGTTTTAGTAAATGGCTTCTTCCGCTCAATAGGTTGCTGGGAAAGCATGAGCGACTGCCTGCGCTACGGCTTTGAAGTCCACAATATGAAGGGCGAATTCCGAGCGGATGCTGATATAGTCTGCGAAGCCAAAGGGCGGCGTTATGTGAGAGCCTGACACCCAGGCGAGGGGCTTCGGTCCCTGATCTGGTTGCCAGCAGAGGATTGAGGCGATGAGCGAGCGCATGTTCGATGCAGTGTTTGCGATCCTGCAGGATAAGGCGCACGAAATCGTGCGTGAGCGTGAAGCGGCACAGATGACAATCAACAATCTGACGCAGGCGTTACGTGAGATTGCCGCTTTTGACCCGAACTCGCCGGCCAAAATGGCGGTTCTGATCGCGCAAAACGCTCTCCATGGAATAGAGGATTGAGGCGATGACAAACCCACGGATTGATTACCGCGATTTGTTGCGTCGCTATATCCATCACGTAGGTTACTACGAGGGGTTCACTTACATCTCATATGCTGGCGAAGGTGATTTCTCTCAGGAAGAGATCGAAGAGATGGAGAGACTCGAGGAGATGAGCGGAAATCCAAGTAACGAACAGGTTGAAGCGATGACGAAAGATGATGGTGGACTGGCATTCCCGATAGCGGTTCAACCAGATTTCAAATTGGCGAACAGCGGAATGACGCTGCGCGATTACTTCGCAGCCAAAGTCTTGCCTGCTCTCATCACCATAACCTCTGCGGGCCAGCACAGCTGTATCCGCAAGGAAGACGAGACGTTCCATCAAGCCTTTGCGCGGGAAGCGTATGAGTTGGCCGACGCCATGATCGACGCAGGGAAGGAATAGGGCGATGAAAGTGTTTCTGATTCTTTACGTTGGGACCAAAATCGGCGGTGTATGGGGGCCACTTCCCTACGACATGCAGGAATGTAAGCGCAGAGCCATAGAGAGGCAAAATGCCGTCGCCACCATGATATCAACTGGCAAGAGCGAGGATGGCACAAAAATACTTCCTGCTGACGTGATAGCCGACATACGCACATGGTCGGTAAAATGTGAGATCAGATACGAGAGACCGTCGCTCTCTGAATGAATAGGCCCGGCACGTCGCCAGACAACCGGGCCTATCGCACTTGACGTGCAGCCCACAAAAGGCGACGAAGCCATAGCAGATTTCAGGTCGCCAGACAATGATACCACCGCGCAGTTCCGATCCCGAGCACGTCCGTTGCAAATACTGGCGTGAGGAGATCGTGAAGATGTCTCGGCAGGAGGTGGCGGACCTGACCGGCATGTCGGTGTCGCGCATTGCCGATTTCGAGGCTGGAATGAACCGGGCTACGAAGACACCGATCGACGATGCCAGCATGAAGCGCTATCGTATGGCCTGCGCAGCTGTCACGCTCGGCTGCCGGTTCGACTGGCTGTCGTGCCGGCTGATCACCGAATTGCCGGTGGAAATCAGGCTGTTCAAATAGGTCCGCGCCCCTTCTTCGGCCGCCGCGGCAGATCGACCAAAATGATCCCTACCCGATTGCCACCGAGCCAGAGCGGAAACGTGTCCGGCCCCATGCCGCGCGAGTTCTTCTTGCCCTTCGAATACGATTCAAGCTTGGCGATATAGCCCTCAGTCATACCGGCGCGCGCCTCGAGCTCCTCGTTGGTGAGCCCAAGCGAAACTTTGCGATCCTTCATCGCCGCGACGAAATCCTCATAACTCTGAATGACCGTCGACACGATCTTGCAGCCAAGCGCGAATTCTGCGTTGATGTCACGGCCAGCTTGGCGCGCTTCCCAGGCCTTGATCTCCGGAAACGAGTAATGGTTCTTGCTGCGTGACAGCCGCACCGGCTCCGGAAAAGCTCTCGTCTTGCGCCATTCGTTGAGCGTGTCGCGATTGATGTCGTAGCGCTCGCAAACGTCGACCGTGGTCAAATAATTATCGCCTGGCACTGCAAACAACTGCCGGATTGCGCCGGATCGTGCCGGATTGTGTAGTTCGTTCATATGCTCATTTCCATCTGCGATGACTTCTTGCGGCGCGTCTCGGCCGCATTCTTGGCGTGCTGCGGCGCATCCCATGTCAGATGACAGCGCTGACAAAGCGCGCGGCACCGATCCGGATCGGCGTGGCTCTCGTCCCAATCCATATGCGCGATCGTGAGCATGACTTTCGACCCGGTATCCGGATGCGACTGTCCATTCTCGGCGCGGCAATCAGGAAACTGCGGCGTGCCTTCACACCGATTGCCGGCGCGCTGGATGAGCTCGGCACGAAACAGCTTCCACTCTTTCGAGTGCGTGCCGCCGCCAGGATAAAGCGCCATGCGTTCAGGTTTAATCGGCATATTCGCCTCCATTCATCCAAGCGCTATATTCCGCCCGCAGGTCGATCCACCGCGCCACAGCCGCATCGTCTCGGTTGAGCACTGATCGCGAGGCAATCCCGAGCGTCTTGCGCACCGCGTCGGCAACGTCATCGGGGCAATGCGCATCCCCTGCACCATGACGTTCGAACATGAACACGCCGAACGCAGGCTTATGGCACAGCATGGCGCACTCGCTGGCGTGCTTCTTACGCATCCTCGCCTCCATTCTCGCGCTCGTAGCGTTCGATGTCAGCGGCCGGCTTGCGGCGGCGTGTCTGCTCCTCCGCAGTGATCCCGTCACGATCTCGAATAGCCATGATCCGCTTGATGTATTCGGCCCGCTCGCCATCGATCGCAGGTTCCGGCGCCGCACCGCGCATGACGGTGGTTGCACGTCTGGCATTGGCGACCATTTCGCGAATCCGCTCCTGGCGCTCAGGCGAGCGTTTCTCCTCCGGCTGGATTCGGCCGCTTTCGAGCTTGATCCTCAGCCGTGTGCGATCCTCGCGTAAAACCCGCTCCTCGGCTCTGGCGAGCTTGGCGAACTCGGCCGGGATCGGCAGGAAGTTGTTCACGATCTCTGGATATTCGCCTCGGGCAAGTTTGGCCGCCACGATTTTGAGCGCATGTTCCGAGACACCATTGAGCGAGAAAATGTATTTCTGCTTGAAGTTCTCGGACGGCATGCTCTCGGACACGACGAAGCCGAATTCAAGCAGCCCGCCGAGGATTCTGCCGATCGAGGCATCGTCCGCCGGCCGCAGCTTCGCGGTGATTTCCACGATCTCGCTTTCAATGGTCGATATAGCTAAATTCTGGCTCATTTTCGTATCCAAGGCTTCGTTTCACCGCGTCCTGATGCGCTGCAAATGACGACTTTCGAGGCGGGGAGGCCCTTGCCTGAGCCACGATCGCAGGCCGGTCGTTCCAGCGATCCTGATTGAGCCATGTGGCCGGATTGCACCACGGTCGATCGTCCAGTTTGGCCCGATACAGCCCAAGCCCATGCATCACCGTGTCGAGATCGGCGCGCTGCATGGCTTTGGAAAAGGCTTTCTCGGCGTCGCGCTTTCCGACCTTGTTCGGATAATCGTCCCAAAATCGATCGAACCCGGCGGGGGAAGAGCCCCCTTTAGGGGGCGAAGGGGGGATAGAGGATAGTGGTTTAGGAAGAGGGGGTGTGGGGGAGGAACCTTCGGAGGAAGGGGAAAGGTCACGCGGTGTCACAGTGACATCACGTGACATCATGTGACGGCGACGGGCTTGCCGCTCACGGTCTGACGCGCGGCGTTGCTCTATCGCGTTGCTATCTTGCGTCTCGGCCGCACGAACGGCAGCAAGGATCATTTCCGGAGTAGCACCTGCTAAAACGAGAGCCTCGACGATCGCGGTAATGCTCATGCCGCCTCTCCATCAAGCGCGGGAGAAACAATGTCCATTAAGACTTCGATGAACGCTTGCGCTTGCTCGGCATTGATTGCATTGCCATAACCGCGCAATCGTCCCACTCGGGCGGGAGCCCCATGAGCCAGCGGGAATGTGCCGGGTTCAACTGGCCTCCACTTTCCATCCCGGCAGAAGAGCCAGTCAACATCTCGCCAGAAGCCGTTCGTCGGGCCGGGCCGCACAGGTACGCTGCGTGATTGAGCGTGAATTGTATCTTGCCGCCGTTCTCCCGCGTCAGGGTATCTAAGTCCTTCGGCTTCCTGCCGCCACTCGCGCAGTTCGCATCCGGCGTCGGCCACCCCGCCAATGCCGCCGCGTCCGCAGGGTTGAGCCCGAAGCCCTTCACTTGCCGGGCTTCCGCCGTCTCGCCCACGCCGTGGTTGGTTATCGTTGGCGTCGTCCACCCTGAAAGCCAATGGTGCGCCGCCGCGTCCAGCCTCATACCCTTCTTGCCGCCGCCGCGCTCCTCGTAACTCATTGACGGGGCGCCCTTGAAGTCGGTCGAGGCCGGCGTCGGCCTGGCCTACGCCGGATAGTCCGGTCCAGAAAAGCCGCTGGCGGATGTGTGGCGCACCGAAGCCCGCAGCGCAGGTATCGATCGCCCCGCTGGCGTAGCCCGATCCTTCCAAGTCAGCTTGTACAAGATCGAGCCAAGCGAGTCCGTCCTTTGACGCAACTTGCTCTCCAATAACGACTGCAGGTCGGCACTTTTCAATAAGCCAGTGGAAGTGCGGCCATAGGTGCCGCTCATCATCAAACCCAGCGCCTTTGCCTGCTGCGCTGAAAGGTTGACAAGGGCAGGAGCCGGTCCATATCTGGCGATTGTCTGGCCATCCTGCCCGCCGAGCTGCGTAAGACCAGACACCGATTCCGGCGAAGAAGTGGCACTGAGCGTAGCCGGCGAGGTCATAAGGTCGAACATCGACAATTGAACGTTCATCAACATCTCCCGGCGCGATGTGGCCCGCCTTGATCAATTCTCGCAGCCATGCAGCAGCGAATGGGTCGATTTCGTTGTAATAGGCAGCCATCACGCCCACTCCCTCGCCGTCTTGCGCGTGCGGCGCTGCTGCTTGTGAGATTCGCGCCTGGTTTCGTTGCGGCTGCATGGCGTCTTGAAGCTGGTTTCAAGGTTCTCCTCGTGCATCCACCGGTGCAGGATGGTGGCGAGGCAGCGGTTGTTGATCACATAGACGAAATCGCCCTTGGTGATCCTGTTTCGGCTGAATGCTGATCCAAGAACTATTCCTATCATGGGCGACTCCGCGAGGATCATCTGCCGGACATGGGCGACCGTGAGGCCATGCAGAGCACAGGCCATTTCCGCGCCGCCGCGACGGTTGTCGGGGGAATTGCCGTTGATGAGCGCGATCACCTTTTCCGGAATAGGCAGGCCGAGCACGCGTTCGAGATAGCGGACGCAGGCGTGATAGGTGATGCGGTCTGAGATGGGGGTGGTCATTCTGCGGCAACCTCAAATTTGCCGACCTCATCGCCGAATGAATGCCAGCCATCTCGACGCTGACGGGCAAACACGTCGGCGCGCCTGGCTTGCGGCATGATTTTGTTGCAGAGGTCGTAAAACTCATCTGGCTTGCGGCTGTGCTCGCGGGCGACGCCGTCGAAAATGGTTTGCGGAATGAGGGTCTGTTTCGGCTTGCCGAGGGTTCCGACGATGATGAGCTCGCCTGTGGTGCGGACGCGATAGCCGGTCCCCATTCTAATCTTGCCGTTTGCTGTGACCTTGCGCCACATGAGCAGAGATTTATATTCGAAGCCCCAAGCCTTGATGCAGTCGATCGCCAGCGGCAATTGCGGCGCTGTCGACCAGCAATATAGCAGGCAGTCCATTGAAGCGAGATTGCCGACTGGCAGCGATTTGATCACGGCGTCGGTCATCAACTCGTATTTAGCGAGCGCGGATTTCTTCGCTCCTTCCTTGCTGTAGAGGTCGAACCCCCACGGCGGATCGATGACAATAAGCTCGTAATGCAGTGGTATTAGCGGATCAAAAAACCAGCTCACCGCGCTCTCTCCCGTTGCATCTCGGCATAATCGTCGCGGATGTCCTGCAGCATCTTCAAACCGTGCTGCTTGACCTCTATGTCATGCGGCGGCCAAGGCCGCTTGCTGCCCTCGCCGTGGCTTTCCAGCCACCAAATTTTTGCCTGGACCTGTCCGTCCAGCCAGTCGATCTTTTCCTGAATGAGTCCGGTCATTTCCGCCTCAGAAATTCACCGTCGGCGCGGCGAAACCGTCGAGCGGGATCACCTCGACCAACAGGCCGGCTTTCGGCCCGTAGAGCTTCCACGTCGTCGAGAGCGCAACCTGCGCATCATCGAGCCAGACGATTTTGTTGAGCGCGTCCTTGACGATCTTTGCCAGGTTGTCGGCGTCCGGCTTGCTCGTCTTCCAACCGCCGTCGACAGCCGACATGCGCTTTTTTGTGGCGCTCTTCGGCCACAGGTAGGCCGCGACGATTTTAAGCTGCACAGGGCCTGCAATCGGCCCCGGCAATGTCTGCATCTGCTTGTGAGCCTCGGCGCGGATCATGCCCATGTAATCACGCTGTTTCTTCGGCGTGAACTTGTGGACGGTCTTGCCACCGCCGGCGCGAGCCCACGGAACGACATCGCCAGGAATGATGAACTTGATCCGCGCTCCGGTCATGATCAGGCGTCCTCGAGCTCGGGCGTGGCCGGCGAGTCCGGGTCCGCAACGTCTGCAGCCTCTCCGTCGCCGTCATCATCGTCATCACCGCCGGTATCCTCGATACCAAGCTCGGGCTCGTCCGGGTCGGCCTTTGCCTCTCCGCGGGCGCCGAGATAGGCTTCCGGACTGGCGAAGACGAGTAGCGCCGGGTCGCCTTGATATTCGGCCAGCCTCTCGATATTCGAGACAGACGCCTGCGCGATGATCTCGCCCTTGATGCCGTCCTTGACCGTGAACTTGCTGACAGACACGGAAATATGCGGCATGTCGGCGGCGGCGAGGATCGCGACGGCCCGACGAACGACGGATTCGGTCGCACGCGAGATCGCGTAAATCTTATCTTCCTGCTGCCGCTCGGACAGCTTCGACCATGGATCCTCCATGCTGCGGATGTGCGTCAGCATGGTATCCCTGAGATCGCCCGCCAGCGTGTCGGCCGCCAGTTCCGTAATGCTCTTGTCGTTCATCGCTTTTCTCCATTGTGGTGGACGAGGTAATCTCGCCCCTTGATCGAAAGCGCATAGGCTCTCGAAATCTTCGGATGGCGATCGAGCAGGCCGTTGCAGTGCAGCTTGAGCGCGGAGTCGCATTCCTGCGGCGTGTCGACCTGAAAGAAGCCGAATTCGCTGGCGGCACGCGCCAGAATGCGCATGCCAGTCGGGCCGGGCGTGTAGTGCTGTACGTGGGTCATGCGAGCATCCCTCGCTCACGATAGGCTTCGACGATGAAACACTCGCCAAGATCGCCGATGGATTTCACAATCTCGTGCGTCGATGTGCCATTCCGCAGCGCCTCGATGGCGCTTGGAGCACTAAGTTCGCAAGGGCAGTTGGCGATCGCCGTCCTGATGACCTTTGGAAGAGCGTCGAAAGCATCCATCTCCTGCTTTGGAGAGTGATCGATCTCGGAATAAGGCACATTCGAAACAGGATCATCGCCGGCGTTCATTTCTTCGCCCTCTTCACGCTCTTGCGGGTTTTCGGTTTGCGGGTGGTTTTGGCAGTTGGCTTGGCGGCGCTCACTCGCGCGGTGGCTTTCGGCTTGCGTCCGGCCTTGGCGTCCATAAGTTTCGCCACCAAAGCCTCAGCCTCACGCTGAAGGTCAGGATGATCACGCTTCGCCTCCCTAAGTTCTGCCTGCAGTTTCTTGATCTCCCTGGCGCACCAGCCGAGATAGATTTCCTCGATCCGCTCGAACGCGTCGGACGTGACCGACTTCGCCGCACCGGAGACGATGCGATAGGCCGACCAGTAGGTAATCCCGACATCGCGGGCGAGTTTGCGGATCGCCGTCTCCTGCCCGTACTCGACACTGCCAGCGGCGGCCATCGCGCCCATGAATTTGATGGCTTTTGCGGTTGTCATTTTGCACCCCTTTACGTAATTGCTTGAAAACTAAGCGAAAAAGCAATTTCGCCCCTCTATGCTGGCTCCATCGACAAAAACGGAGCCGAAACCATGCAAAAATCACGCGATACCGAGCCGAGCCATCGCTTCGGCGATCGACAGACCGCTTTTGAGCAGGTCGATGTACGACTGCTCTTTGTTCTTCGGGAGATTGAAGCCGCGCCGCAGCCGCTTGTGGGCTTTGATGTGCTCCGGCTCGGATACTTCCGCCACACCGATCTTGTAGACGGCAGCGGGAACCGGATAACCACGCGCCACGCCGTATTTCTTGAGGTATGGGCGCAGCACGATTTTCCAGCCATCGCCGTCGTAGCCCATCGCCTCGCGGATTTCTTGGTCCGGGCGATCGTCGGCATAGGCGAGAAGGGCGCGCCGAATATGGGACTCTGTGGGTTTCTGATAGTGTGGCATCAGGCCACCTCGCGCGCCGGCTCGAAGAACAGGATGTCGTTCGGCGTCACTTGGTTATTGGTGACTTCGGCGATCCTGATCAGCAGATCGGCGCTCGGCTTCTGCTTGCCGCTCTCAAGGCGAGAAATCGAGGCTTTTGACATCCCGACTTTGACCGCAAAGATGTCGAGCGAGATGTTTTTCTGCTTTCGATATTCTGTAAGGGGATGGGCCATTGGTCCGCTCGTTTCCTGTTTTGCCGGGGATGTTACATCCGGTGTCACATCGTGGTCAAGCAAATTATTGCACCGGACACAATGCCAATTTTTACGGATTTGGCGGATACTTTCCGCATGAAACAGGAACTCGGAAAAAACTATATCCGCGAGTGGCGTGAGCACCGAAATCTCAGCCTGGATAAGCTTGTGGATCGGTTGCCGGTGGATGAGTTCGGCAACTCCATGATCACCAAGACCAGCCTCAGCCGTATCGAGCGGTCCATTCAGCCCTATTCTCAGCCGCTGCTTGAGGCGCTTTCCGAAGCGCTGCAGTGTTCCCCGGGCGATCTTCTGATGCGCAATCCTCTCATCAAAGACTCCGTGTGGTCGATCGCCGACCAACTGCGGCGCGCGACGCCAGAACAACGGAGCCTGAT